AGCGATGTTAAGAGTTTTGTTAGGGAGACCACCTTTCGTGATTTTGTTAAAGTATTCAAGATCAAATTCAATTTTATCCTCCTTTTTGTGATAAGACTCGTATCGTTGTTCATAATCTTGTAGATAATCATGTCCAACATGATTATCAAAACTTACAGCAAGAGCGTCAGAAAGAATGCTAGGAATACTATCACGATTTTTCTTTTGGTCTTTACCATCAGCAATATGAATAGATTCCATAAGTGCCAAATAAATGGCACGATCTCTACACCACTTTTCAGTGGTATCAACTAACCAGTTAAATTCAGATGGTTCATCCTCAAGATAACTAATGATTTGAGTGATTTCTTTGAAGGAAGTTTCATTGATGTCTTGACGATTTTCTACTTCAATACAAAGAACTTCCTTTGTTGCTGGTTGATTATATTCTTGAACAAAAGAAAGTATTTCTTCAAACACAATCTTTTGATTTTGGTCTTCGAAGTATTCAGATTTAATGAAAGGTATTACTTTTCGAATATATTGTTCATTGTGTAAAAGGTTTCTAAGGATTAGAAACTCAACTTTCTCCATAACTAAATTCCTTACGTGCGATTTCGTCCAGTTGTTGCATTACTTCTTCGGTGAAATATACTTCAGGTTCTTTAAGAATCTGTTTGGCATAAAGTTTCTTACCATCAATCTCATAGCGACCTGCGACATTCTTCCACAAACCACCAATTTCACCGAGTTCAAGTAATCCATAATATCGATCAAGGCCGCGTTCATCATAAAAAAGACGAATCTCCACATCCTTATTCTCCTTACTCAAACGCGATTTAGCAGTCTTAGCCTTGATAATATTTCCGACCACTTCTGTTCCATCTTTTTCTTTCTTTTTGCTGAGATAAATGATCGTGCTTGCTGCGTATTTGAGTCCAGAACCTCCTCCCATTTCTTTAGTTGGTACGTAAGCTCCGATGACATCGTATGTATGATTTGTGACAAGGAGTGGAACATTTGCTTGACCTAGTTTAAGTGTGAGCATTCGGAAAGCACCTTTAACAAGTTGCGATTTAGTCATATCACGAACTTGCTTATCGTTTAGTGCATCGGTGATTTCCTTTTCGGTGGAAAGCATACCCAAAGAGTCCAAAACAAACATACAAGGTTTGCGTTCTTCTAGTGGTTTCTTAAGGTATAAATCTACTGCCTTGAGTGCTTTTGTACGAAACTCCTCAATTGTAACAACATTAACAACAACAAGACGAGAGGTATCAATTCCACGGGATTCTACAAGTGACTTAGTAATAGCAGCTTCAGTATCAAAATAGAGACAATAACCATCGGGATTGGAATCAAGAAAATTCTTAACAACGGCGAGGCTGAAGAAAGTTTTTCCAGTACTAGACTCTCCAGCAATAGCAGTAATCTTGTTGCCAGATACACCACCAAATATGCTACCTGAAACCAGTGCATTAAAAATGTACGAACCCGTGTCAACATAAGTTTCAGTTTCATCAATATCAGATGCCAGTTTTGTATATTCGTCGCCAATCTCTTTAACGATATCTTTAAGGAAGTCCATTAACTAAAAAATGAATCAAGGTTTACAGTTTTTTCCACACTCCACCCAATTGCATCAAGAATAATCTTGAGTGGTTCTAGAAATGCTTTCTCAAATTGTAGATCATAATCTATGTATTTGTCAAGATTGAGTTCCTTAGGAAACTCTTGAATAAAAGAAATTACATTTTCGTGAATATGATTTGGTTTTTTAAGATAAACAAATTTAATCTTTTCGCCATTTTGTATAAGCGAATATCTATTTGTCAACTTACTTTGTTTAATATAGTGATTAAACAAAAGTGCCCCACGAACGTGAATTGGCGTTCCTTTTATATAAACTGTTGCGGACGATTGATACTTTTGAACATCAGAAGCTGACCTTGGAAAAGAGATAGATTCTGGAGGAAGTATCCTAAATTCACGACGACATTTATCAATAAACTCAATTACTTCGTCTTCAGTTCCACTCATCATCATCTTAAGTGCATCCTTAATCATCTTACGACAAGGTGCAGGAGTTGAAGATTTAACTGCCTCAATACCCATCATCTTTAGTTTAGGTTCTTCATAGCGAACACCTTCACTGTCCCACACATTCAAGATATAACGCTTCTTGGCAGTCCAGATTCCACGGTCAGCAATGTTCTCACGCTTCATCTGCATCTTCTGGTCATATGCATTCACATAATCCGCCAGTTCTTGGTAGCAACCTTCAATATATTTTTCAAGTTCCACCTTACAGACCTTATCAAGGAACGAAACAATGCTTTCAGTAGTTTTCTCTCTTCCCTTGAATATAGTTTCAACCAAAGGACCCATATTAAGATAAATGGAGTCAGTATCTGAAGCAATAACATAATCAACGTTCTGAGTTTTAAGAAGTTTATTAATGTAATTATTCATTTTACTCTCAATCCAACGAATTGCAACCTGACCACTCAAGGTAATTGCTTCAGCATTTTCAAGTTTGTAATAACGGAAATACTGATTACCAATCGCACCATAGGCAGAGTTCAGAGAAATCTTCTTTGCCATCTGAATATTATTGCAGCGGGCAATTTCTTTTACAAGTTCTTTATTCTTGGTTTTCTCATACTCTTTCTTTGCTTCAATCATCTTCTTCTTAAAGATGACACGATCCTGATACATTTTATCCATTAGTTCGGGAAGAAATCCACGAACGTCTTTACGGAACATTGCACCATTTGCACACACCGCATAGTCCTTATACATTTCAAATGTAATTTCCTTGTTCAGAATCTTATCAACTGTTACTGTTGGATGTTTTTCATCAACAAGAGTTTCTGGACTTACATTGAATTGCATAATCAAGTGTGGATATAGACTATTCAAGTCAAAGTTAACAACCCAATCATACATTCCTGGCTTTGGTTCTTTTACATAAGCACCTGCATACTTTTCGTTCTTCTGAGTTTTACTCCTCGGTGGAATGACGATATTTCTCTTTTTAAGATAGTTGTAGATAATATTGTCCCACATCCGAACTTGATAAAACACATCAGCATAATTTACTTTAGCATCATATGCCATAGTAAGAGCAAGTTCAATCAGTTTCATCTTATCTTCCAAGCGGTCAACAAGTTCTACGTCAACGATGTTATATTCAATAAACTTCTGCCAACCTTGAGTATAGAAATCCTTGAAGGTATCAAACTCAGAGTGATCAAGTTTTTTCTGCCCCAATTCAACTTCAGCAATATAATCAAGGCGATATGATTCTTGTGCCTTATAAGTGAACTTCTTATAAAGATCAAGATAATCTAGTTGAGTTAATCCGCCAACATCAAAGGTAGTATTTTTACGACCATTGATATAGATTTCTCCTTCAGTCACAAGTCCCCAGTTAGAGAAACGCTTCATTAGTTTCTCACCAAGAACACGATTAAGTCTCTTACAAATATATGGAATATCATACAACTGAATATTCCATCCAGTCACAACATCAGGAACATCAACCATCCAGTAATTAATGAAACTGTTTAGAAGTTCATATTCACTAGGACAATGATGATAAGTTACATTGCTTTGATTATTATTAAATGGTTTGACGCCCCAAGTTACAATTTCTTTAGTCGTATAATCCTGGATTGTAATAGAAAGAATTTCCTCAGAACAAGACTCCACATCAGGGAATCCCTCTTCAGAAGATACCTCAATATCAAGAGTTACAAGTTTAATTTTACTAATATCAAACTTGATTTCATCCTCTGGATATTTTTCTGAGATGTATTGATAGATATATCGATCATTTCCATAGATCTCGAATCCATCAATCTCATCATATTTTTTATAGAACTCACGACAATCCTTAACTGTACCTGGATTGATTGGTTCTACTGCTTCTCCACTCAATGTTCTATACTTAGAATCTTTTTTAGTTTTTACATAAAGAGTTGGGAAGAACTCATCCCTTGTCTCAAATCTTTTACCATTCTCTACTCCACGAACCAAAAACTGATTTCCAATCAACTGAACATTAGTATAAAAGCGTTGTGTCATTCTTTAATCAAGTCCTCATATTTTTCAAGTAGAGTTGGAGTTGGATCTGCAAGAGTAAGAATCTTGTCAGAACTCATCATAAATGTATCTTGCTTAGTATATCCACTAAGAAAAGGTTCTAGAGTTTTTTGTTCAGTAACAACATATGGAGAAATTAACTTACAATCTGGTTCTCCAATATCAGCACCCACTTCTTCAATTTTACTCAACAGAATCCGATTGTTCATCAGAACTATCAGTTTGGTTGTTGTTTCCATAGTTAACTACTTCTTCAATGTACATTTCTTTTAATTTATCAATGGGTTCTGTCATAGTAACAACCCATTCGGCAGTCAAAGGAATTTTTTTATCCTTTGACAATGGCATCCAGGGATACAAAGATACTTGATAAGATGCTGACTTTTCTTTACTTTCTTCAGCACCAAAGACATTAGGATCTCGCATCTTAACAACACATGGTTTGGTCAAAAAGTAACCAATAACTCTTGGATTCTCTTCATCACCAACAACCATTTCCTGAACGTCGGAGATTATATCCTCCCCAGATTTCAACAATAGCAATTTAACAGACATAGTTAGTTCGTACCTCTCTTTATTTTAGCAAGAAAAAAGAGGGGTGTCAACTGGATTTTGCCAGTTACCCCTCTATGGCATTGCGCCGACGATATTCAAATGTATTTAGTCTCCATTACCAGCACTTGATGAAGAACGTTTTGCACATGCATTTCCACTTGGAGACATAACATAAGGAATTGTTTTATAGCATTTAACTTTTGTTTTTTGTGGAGGATTTCCAAAATCCCCAACTTTCTCCATAAATTGCTGGAAAGTTTTCATGTATGTAAAAGATTTTCAATTATTTAGAGATAATCTTTCCTTTTATGATGATCCGGAACAATTCTGCCAAGAGTAATATTCAAAAGACCATCCTCAAAATCAACTGATCTAACTTCTGTATCATCAGAGAGCGTCCACGCTCTCTTAAAACTCCGTTGAGCCAAACCTTTGTGGATATAGTTGGACTCCATTTCTTTATCTTCTTTTTGTCCCTCCACAAAAAGTTTGCCATCTTGAGTGTAAACATAAACTTCTTTCTTTTTAAAACCAGCAAGTGCAAGTTCCAATCGTGACTCTACATTACTGACTTGAACAAGATTGTATGGGGGATAATTTGTAGTAGTTTCGTGAAGATGAAACAAGCGATCAAAGTATTCATCCATTCCAATGCTATTGCGGGCAATTTTTTCCATTAAGGCAGGAATATCTGCAGAGGTAAACTTAGAAGTTGCAAGGTTAGTCATTATGGTATCTCCTTTAAAAGCGAGGTTGTGTTTTGTGGACCCTTACGGCATCCATTATTATATAGTAATATATTTTTTTATTTCTGTCAGGTTTCAATGTAGTGTTTTCCCAACCCCATTTTAATAAGTAAAGGTAAATAATTATATTTTTTTGGTAAAATTTCTATGTCATCAATATACTTCCAAGTTTCTTTTCTGATTAATTTTCCCATTACATCCACACTAATACCAAAAAATTTTGATAATGTTAATTGAGTTATATTTGAGAATTGTTTTTTCCTAAAATAATACCATCTTATAACTTTAACTTCTTCTTCCGTCAATTTAGATCGCGGAGCACCTAAACCAGACATTTGTTTAGAAAATCTTTCACGAGCACGAGAATACAATCTACTATTAATATATTTTTGCCCCATGTAAATAACTGCGTGGAGCGCCTTCTTTGTTTTTATATGATTTTTACCATATCTTTTATTAAAAGATTTTTCAAGTAAAAGATGTGCGACAAAATGTTCCTTTGCTGTAAGATAAACTATTCTATTATTCTTTCCAAAAATACTCTTCGGAAATGTATGGTGTTTTTCTATGTAACCTTTAGGAATAGTTCTTTTTTCTGCTTTCCTAATGAGGTTACAATAAACCCTTAGATAATTCATTTCCACTCTAACTTGTTCGCAATACTATTTATAAAAGAAAGGAGGACATTTCTGCCCTCCAATCTTTACCTGAAAGGTGCGAACAAGTCAGGTATTATTATTTATTC